TAGCCGTGTCGAGGGCAATGGCAATAGCCTGCGCCCTGTCTGTGACTTGAGGCCCTTTCTTTGATCCTGAGTGGAGTTTGCCTCGTTTGAATTCTCCCATAGTCTGCTCGATGGAGCCCTTGCCGAACAGCGACTGATGAAGCGCGCCGAGCGCACCGCCGGCGATCATGCCGCTGACCGCCCCCTTCGCGCCTCCTCCCGCCAGGCCTATTGAACCGCCCAACGCGGACCCGTATGCGACGCCGCGCGCGACGCGCGTACCGAGAGGAGCCCGGGGTCCTTTCGGCTTGACCGCGGCGAGTTTGGCGTTGACCCGGCGATTGAGAGCTGCCCTTTCTGGCGAATAGGGCATCGAGCCCATCATCTTCCGGCCCGGTATTGACTGATGGGCCTTATCCGCCTCCGCTCGGGTCAGCAGGCCGTCCCGGTGCTGAGCCTCAACTTCCTGATGGGTAAGAGGCCGCCCACGGCTGTCGTGTTGATGGTTGGCATCCCACTCCGACCAATCCTTGAAAACCTTCCCTGCCAGCTCGTCAATCTTCCGGCCGACGTAGCCGCCGGCGGCTTGCGCGCCGCGTACCGTACCATAGGCGGCGATCGCACCGGCGCCGAGAGCGGGGAACCGTTTGAACCCACGGCTAATCATCACGCGGCCGACGATGCGCGCGACGCGCGGAGTGGCGTACAGACCGGCGCCAAGGCCAGCTACCCGACCTGTCTTCTCACCGGCACCGCGCTCCTGGTCGAACTGGGTCCAGTCCTTCTGGAACGGATCGCCCATGCCAAGAGCCTGAGCCCGGCTCTTGATATGGGCGCGCACCGCGGGCGTATCGTGGTGGTGGAGCAGCGCCATCGCGTTGTGCACGTCCTTCGGCGCCTCGATCGGAAAGCTCCCTCCAGGCATAGCTGCACCGGTAGCTGCCAGTTTGCGCCGGCGCTTCGCGCTGAAGAAGTGCTTCTGGACGTATGCTTGAGCGGGCGTCATGTTCGGTTCGGGCCTCGCGAGGGAGAGAGCAGGGTACTTCCGCGGGCGCCGTCGGGGAGCGTCTTCACCTATATTGGCGGGCATGTGGACATCGCCAACATCCATGTCCTTCAAGAATATGCGCGCGCGGCCCATTGGACGATTTTTCCGGCGCCCGCGGCCCGCATGCGTCGTGAGCCCAATGCCTTTGAGGTACTCGATCGTCTCCGGCCGAAGCGTTGCGGTCATCGCCCTATCACCCTGAAGGAGTTCGTACATCTGCAGTCGGGGTGTAGAGGTGCCAGCATGATCTGCCCGTCCTGGTTCCCAGCGTGCCAGGCGAAGGGCTCGTCGACAGGGACACCGTCAGGCTGTATCTTGGGAATAGACAGGCAGCGTGCGCAGGTGCGTTCGTCCTTCGCTACCATCCATGTCTTGACGGTGCCGCGAGGAAGAGCGCCGGACTTGACCGCGCTCTGAATAACGCTTACAGCCCCTGAATTCGATGCGCGGAGCGTCTCAGTCCGCGCGATCGTCGTTGCGCGGTAGGCGACGTACCGTCGGCGATAGGCGTCCACTCGTGCATCGATCTGCTCCGGAGTGAGGTTCGCGACGTCAAGGCCATACCGCTGATCGTGAAGCGCGCGCGCCGCGGCGGCGGGGTCACCCGCGGTCAGCAGGCGACGATAATTCTGAACGGCGTTCGCCTGGCTGACCGTGAGACCGATGCTCTCCCGCATCGCGCGCGCCGTCTCCGGCGGCCCGAGCCCGCGCGCGACCGCGTCCCGCATGACCGAGTTCAGTGTCGTGCGCGTATCTCCGCCAATTTCGCGGACAAACTGCGCCGCATGTAGATCGGCTTGCTCCTGGACGGCCGGCGACTGCCGATTGAACTGGAAGCCAACCGAGAAGTCTTTCCGTATGTTCCCGATCTGGGAACTCATTGCTTCCTGACCGAGCCAGCGCGCGCTGTTCAGCATCTGCGTGATGCCCTGCGTGCGGCGCATCATCTCGTCGGCCATACGCTGCGGCGTATGCGGGCCGTCTATGCTCCAGAGCGTATTCCAGGCGGACGCCAGCCAATTCGCAATCACGCCATCCTTGGCCTCCGCGGCCGCGCGCACGGGGTCGTTGTCGGCCTGGAGATGCGCCCACGGAACCGGCGTCGAGGAGACGAAGGACATTAGACGACGCCCTTCCCGCTCGATTGCCCGAAGGACCCTTGGGCGCCCATGCGTGGATCAGCCCCGGCCCCCGGCTTGGGCGGCCCACCAGTCGGCTGCGCTGTTCCGCCGAACAGAGACTTGCCGCCACCAGCCTTTGGCGCGCCTTGGCCCATGGGCGTCGGGCCACCCTGCGGAGGCGGCGCTTCGCCACCAGTGCCAGGCTGCCCTTGCTCCATCTGCTGGTTCTGCAGCTCAGCTTGCTGCGCTCGGGTCTCCTCGGTCGGCTCGGGCAGGCCGGCCACCTCCATGAGGTAGTCTTCCAGGTCCTTGTTCGGGAACATCGTCATGCCCGAGGCGGCGAGGGCGTTGATGTAGGCGCCGAGCGCGCCCAAGTCCACTTGCTCCGGCTTGTCGGTGAAGAACGCGGGGTAGTTCTCCTCAGGGATGCCGTTCAGCTCGCCGAGAAGAGGGACCAGCTCCTTGTTCAGGACGTCGATGATGACCTTGACGAGGGCAGCAACTGCCTTGAAGAACATCGAAATCTTGTCGGCGCTCAGCGTCGACCCGCCGGCGCCCCGCGAGCCATGGCCCATCAACAGGAAGTCGGCCATCACGGTCGACGCCATCTGTTGCTGGTAGCGTTCGATGATCACGTTGGTGTCGAAGTTGCGTTTGCCTCCGGAGGCCAGGAGCTTCAGCTCGAACAGAGGCTTACCCTTATCGTCTGTATCGGAAGGCAGGACCGCGCCTTCTTGGCTGTTTCGCTTGACGTTTTTGACCAGGTTCTGGTAGGAAGCAAGCGTCCCCGCCGCGCGCGTGTCAGTTCCAGCACGAGCTGCGGTGATCAGCTCAGACGGAATATACATGACAGGGAAGCCGGCCAGATCACGCTCGACCCCGATGCCCTCGATCTCCTCGATGCGCTTCGAAAAGTAGTAGGGCCGGTAGGCGTTCCGGAGCAGGCTGCGCCCCTCCGGATTGTTCTTCATCGACCGGGTACGGAAGAGAAGCAGTTTGGACCGCGGGATCATGCGGATACCGCCGGTCCACGGCATCTGCACCATACCCAGTATTTCGTTGTTGTCGGCGTCGAAAATCCAGCGGAGGATCGTCTCCTGGGAACGGATGGCGAGCTTACGAATGCCGACCATGCCGTCATCATACTGAGACGATTTGCCTTTCTCCGACTGCTTCCCCTTGCGTTCTTTGAGCACGATCTCGAAAGGAGCGTAGCCGTAGACGCACATGCTAAGAATTTCCTGGATCAGGTCGGTCCAGGAGTGCTCCATGTCTTCGATCACGCTCTCGAAAAACTGCTGCGCCATCAAGGAGAGCGGTGTCTGGTCCTTGGGCTGCAGGTGCCACCCCAGTTCGCTGATGACCTGCGTGATGACGTAGAAGAAGGCGCCGATCGTCGGGCTGCTGTCCGCCATCTCGCGGAACATGCGCGCGCCGCGCTGCCCGCGGAGCGTCGGATCGTACTCTTCGACGACATAGCCGCCGAAGACCTTGAGGCCCGAGTTACCGGCCTCCAGCATGTAGTCGCTTTTGGGAAGGTCGCCGGCTAAGTCCGCGCTCGGAGTGCCGGGCCGCTGGATCGGTTGCCCGGCCGCGACGCCGGGGCCTGTGTTCTTCGCCGCCATTACCAGCCACCCATCGTGATCGCGCCCTCTTCGCCGGCGGAGATGCCTGTGTCATCGCCCATCACGGGCCCTTGACCTGTCCAGTGGTCGATCTGCCCCATATCGGGCGTCGCGACGTGCGGAACGACAACTCCAGATAACATGAGGTCGGTGAGGGCCCAAACCAAGGCGTCGAGGTGATCGGGGCTCTCTTCAGTTTCGGCTCCGGTGTAGCAGCATTGCTCGTCCTCCAATTTTGGGAAGACACCCCAATGGGAAACCTTCTTCTGTTCGTATAGCCCGGCGACGGGTTCCGCGCGGACGATTTTGCCCTTGGAGGCCTTTACGAGCTTGATCGGGAGGTTCTTGCTGTCCGCTCGCGACCGGAGGTTTGTCTCGACCAGGTCGCCCCCTTGGTTCGCTTCGGCGACGATGCGGGTTGCCCCCCAGCGGAGATAAACTTCGGTCACCTTGGCCGCCCATTCCTCCGGGCTATATTTGCCGCTTGCATCTTCCAGGATTACCGCGTGATTGTTGTGGGTCACCGCGGCGGCGACGATGCCGGTGTCGCTCGACCGCAGGTTTGCTGTCACCGCGGGGTCCACCCCCACGACAACGCGCTTGAAGAGGGGGAGCTTGTCCTTCTTCGGATCGAGACGTTGGTCGTCGATCAGCGCGCGCGTCCAGAGGGCGCCTTCAACGTCTTCCAAGATTTCGGCGTTCAGTTCCTGCCGGCCGAGCCGCGTACCCTCGTAGAGATTGAGGACGCTGTCGATGAACTCCGGGGCCAGGAATTCCTGGTTCTCCATCGTCGACCCGGTCGTGAACCGGGTCGTATCGCGCGCTTTGACCTCCTTCAGGATGCTCAGCGGCCGCGGCGTCGTCGTGATGATGATGCGCGGCGCCGGCCGCAGGCGGGTCGCCAACTCGATCTGAGCCAACATCGGCTTCGGCGTGCCCGGTACGCCCTCCGCCGCGGCGTCTTTCTGGCTGATCTTACCCTTGTAGGAGGCCAGCTCGTCGGCCCAAGCCAGGTGGAACTGATAGCCGCGCATGCGATCCGGATCGTCGGCGCTGAACAGGCGGAAAATGGAGCCATTCTTGAGCTTCATCTCGCCGATCGACCGGTTCCACACCTCGATACAGCTGCTCGGCGTGATATTGCAGAGGCCGCTTTCACCTTCGAAGCAGATGTCGCGGCCGTCAGCGAAGGTCGCCGCAATAACGCCTACGCGCAGGCCTGGCCGCTCCCACGCATGGCGCTTGACCACTTCGGCTGCCGTACGGGTCTTGCCGAAGCCTCGGCCGGCCAAAAGGAGCCAAATGCGCCAGTGCCCATCGGGTTCGAGTTGATTTTCGCGCGCGGTGGAGAGCCAAACCATGATACTTTCGAACATATCACGGGTTGGCGCGTCCATTTCAGAGTATTCGCCGGGGTCTAGGAGTGCCATTTGAAGTCTAAGCCCTTGACATTTTGAGGATAATCCCCATATTAGCTGTACCCCAGTAATGGAGAATACGATGTACGCATGGTCTAGCCGCGTGAGCGGCCTGTCCTACGACGCTATTCTTGCAGCTTTGGTGGATCAACTTCCCCCGGATATTCGTGCAACTGCCGTCAAGGACGGTGAACTTCACGCCGGCGGCGATTTGACCCGCACAATCCGCAACCGGGCCAGCTTCATCGCCGAAAAAGCGCTGGAACTGCCCTACAAAGATCGGCACGACTTCGTCGATCGCAAGGTATGGAGGTCCTAATGCCCTATCTCGCATGCGCTTTGGTCTGGCCGATTA